AAATCAAGCAATACAACCTAAAGTAGTGGGACCCCTTTTTATGTAAGGTGTACGAGTTATATAGTTGCAAAGTTTATTGGGTGTGGGTGTGGTACCTCTATTAGATATAAATTATTTGTGTGTGTAGGCGCGTTAGCGCCTACACAAAGAGAGTTAGTCTAGTAACTTATAATACGCGTCAACGTTATTCTTTTGAAACCAAGTCAGACCGCTTTGCATTCTGCCATAGTTCTCATTGACCTCGTCTTGTTTTATCTGATCGTATCTTACTGCTTCTTCCATTGTTAGTTCTACACTAACACCACTGTAAGGATTAGTTCTAGTTATTGTGTCTGTCATACTAGGGACAATATAGGATAAGTCTAACATTGTCAAGTCCTTTTCTCAATGGTCCATGCATTCCAACGCATTTCAGGGTCTTTGACAGGGTCCTTGATTGGTGTTTCTAGTGGCTCTCGCCTTGGTTCAATGGATGTGACTGCCTGTGTATGTTTAGCAACAAAATCCATTAAACATCTATGATTACAAAAGAAATGCCAAATACTATCGCCACCATTTCCAAACATACTCTTGCCATATCTATTTGTAACTTTCTTTGTTCTTAATACTTTGTTTCCTTTGCTACCTCTTATTCGGTCAACTGTATGTATAGTATGACACTCAGGACCATGACACCAATTAAACGTCATAATTTGGTAACCCCCCAAACATTGACACCACACCAGCAAAAGAAATTAAAAGTCCTAACATTTTGTGGTCGCCACTATGTACAAAAGTTATTACACCTAACATTGCTAATACAAAGCCTGTTAGTACCATTAGTAATCTTCCTATTATTTCGCCATTCATTAGTGCCTCACTTTCCAACTTGTAGTCGCAGTTCTATAACCATGACTATCTAAATCGTAGTACACATAGTAAGGCACACCTTTTTTTGATGTACCATATCTGCTTTTTTCGTCATGCTTACCTTGTCTTGTTATGTGTTTCTTATGCTTACTTGCCCAGTAAGTTATATAAAATGTTTTAGTCATATGTATTTCTCTCTTTCTGTGCCTATCCTATCATTGATAGGATAGGTTGTCAATAGCTTAATTTAAGCTATTTTCTTTCTGTTGTTTTTCGTACAATAGTCTTGCCTCAATTTTGGCTTTCCTATCTACATTCTTATTCTTCATGCCTTTTATTCTTTCAGCAAGATTTTTAGGGTTATATATTACAAGTCCTGTACTATTAGTTCTAATTATTTCTGCGTCAGTAATATTTAAACCAAGTTCAGTACAAAGTTCCAATGCCTCATCTAAATATTTATAACCTTTTAAACCAACTTTAATTTCTTTCATTTGGTCTAAAATAGATTTGATCCATTTTTGATGAGCAATAACAAATTGACCTTTGGCTTGTTTCCAAGTGATTAAGAAATTAAATTCTTCTTTAGTACAAGCAATAGACCTATCTCTACAATAATCTCTACCAATTAAATCTAATTGGTATTTTTCATTCCATTCTTTGCCATAACCTTTGTCATCATTACCAAGATAAGTATTGTTGTTGTCACAATATTTTGTTTTGTGTGGGTTATTATCTTTGCCCTCTTGTTCAATCAAAATATCAGGGTTGCAATCTTCCTGTGCTTTTAGTTCATCACGAAACAAAGCATAACCATATTCATTATCTCGCCAAGCATTATGGTTGCTATCAACATCAATAGAACCATTTAATCTAAAATCAAAATGTTTTTCAATTTGTGCCTGTTCCATTTTAACATTGTTGTCATAGTCCCTTGTTTCTTTCTCGCCCATATAATGAAAATGAAAGCAACTATCTTTGGCAATCGTACTTACATTCTCAAACTTATTTTGTAAGTAGTATGCTTTCTGAACATCATCTTCGGTATAGTGTCGTCTAACTATACCCTCTGCTACTTTCCAAGCATTGTCATTTATGTCAATCTGATTTGCTTTCAGTTCGTCATACTTTTGTTTCTCTTGCGTGTCCTCTTGTTCAAGGTGTACCCTCATTCTATTTGCTATCTTGTTTCGGTACTCTTGATTTAATCTTATTCTAGTCATTGTGCCTTTCTTGTTTTTGGTTAATCGGTTTGTGGGGTTTATTCAGGTCGCCCCACAACACCTTTGCAAATTGTATTATTGCTGAATGTAATTTTATTTGCATAAATGTTTTTTAACACTTGACAATAGGATAGTCAAGCATTATATTTGATTTATGAATAGACATAAAAAAATAGAGGTTGAAACACTATCGGATAATTTTAAAATGTCAGATAAAAGCACTTTAATAATGATTAGAGATTTATTTGAGATGGTAAAAGATAATAACGAGCTTATTCAACTGATGGATAAAAGAATTAAGTTATTAGAATTAAGATTAAAAAATTAATTCTATAGGATTATTACTAGTATAGGGCGCCTGGACATTTCTGGGCTATATTCTGGGTCGAGTGTCAAGCAAGGCAGTGCAGGGGTGTAGCTATGGACCTGCAACGCCCATTAGCCACTAGTACTGATCCCTGGTCACAGTAAAGGGCAAGTTTGTACCCGGCCGGGACGCTGTGACCAGGGATCAGTGGCAAGGCGCACGCGTGTGCCCCCGCTGGTCCTAAGAAAGGAATTATGAGAAACGGTTCAGAAAGTATTAAAGTATTAATTAACCACTGGCGCTGGCTCGAGGCCAATGGATATAAAAAAGAAGCTGCAAGCTGCAAGCTTCAGGCGGCAAGCTTGACAAGAAAACAATATAATGATATTGTATCCCACAATATAAAGGAGAATAAAAAATGACTGAAACAAGAAAACTAAAAGAAATGTTAAGTAAAGGCTGGAAAGAAATCAGAGCTTCTAAAAATAAAACGTGGCCGCGATTTGGAATTGAAATGTTTTTACTTCAATGTATAATTCAGTGCAACAAAGCATTAAACGAGAAAGAAAAAAATGAAGACACAACAAGCACTTAAAATTATTGGAGGTAGCTTAAGCAAACCGTCAAAGATGCCTGGCTGGTCGATAGGTTTACCTGCCAAGGAATGTAAGACAGGCGGCAAGCTGCAAGCTGTCAAGGGCTCTGTCTGTTATGACTGTTACGCTCTCAAAGGTTGTTACGTCTTCAAGGTGGTCCAGGATGCACAGTATCGAAGGCTGCGAGCTATACAAGACCCAGCATGGGTCCAGGCAATGGCACACCTGATCAACAGCAAGAAGCCTGATGTGTTTAGATGGCACGATTCAGGCGATGTACAAGATCTAGATCATTTAAATAAAATTTATGAAGTCTGCAGGTTAACACCTTCTAAGCGTCACTGGCTCCCGACTCGTGAAGCATGGATCAAGCAGCATCTGGCAGAGAAGCCAAACAATTTAGTCATACGATTTAGTGCGCCGATGGTAAACCAGGCGGCGCCTGCTTCGTGGCCCAACTCTTCGGAGGTGGTGACAGCTGGCGCAACATGCCCGGCAGCTCAACAAGACAATGAATGCAGAGACTGCAGAAACTGCTGGAATCCTGAAATTAAAACTATAAAATACGGCAAACACTAAAATGTTTAGACACCCAAAATATTATAAAGAATTACGCAAGCGTAATAAATCGGATCAGGTCATTAGCCCCAGGGTTGCGACGGCATCGGCGAGGCGTGCACTTGATCCGGGCCTCAAGCTTCAAGCTGCAGGCGTCAAGCTTTCGAACCAACCTGTTCAAGCATCAAGCGACAAGCGTCAAGCCCCAGGCAGCAAGCTTCAAGCGTCAAGCCACAAGCGGCAAGCTTAGTGATCCTGGAACCACGGTACATGGATATTGAAAAAGTTTTCTTGGGTAAAGGACCGAGGGCCTTTACCATGATAAATGTATTGTTAGGATGACGTTTATGGAACGCAATTTGGTGTGGGCTAAATCGGAGTTTGTTACCTTTGGTTACCTTAAGTTCTAGAGTGCAAAAGTTCCCAGAAGTATTACAGACCAATAGATCAGGAGTCCCAAGTAAGCTATTGTTTTCAATTCGAATAAGCGA